TTGCTAACTTGACTGTGTCTACAACATTATCAGTTGGAACCACATCGACATTTAGTGGAGCAGCTACATTCTCACAAGGATTTTCTTCTACTGTTGCACAAGGAACAGCACCATTTACTGTATCATCGAGTACAGTTGTTCCAAACCTTAATGCATCTTTATTGCTTGGAGGAACTTGGGCTAGTCCAGGCGCAATCGGTTCAACAACACCATCTACCGGTAATTTCACAAGCCTTACTGTGAATGGAGTAGCAGTTGCAACAACGGCATCTTTAACATCATATGCAACTATCGCATTAACTGTACCAAGAACATCAACTACAGGTTCTGCTGTTATTCCGGCAGGTACGACAGCGCAACGAGATGCTTCACCTGCAAATGGTTACTTTAGATTTAATACAGATTATCAAACAGGTGAAATTTTCAATGCAGCTGCTGGTTCGTGGGTTGGACTAGGTGGTGCATCCGGTGCAGGTGGTGATGCAATATTCTATCTGAATGGTCAAACGGTGAATAATAGTTATACAATACCTTCAGGACAAAATGCAATGAGTGCTGGTCCTGTGACTGTTGCAACTGGTGTAACGGTTACGGTTTCATCTGGTTCTGTTTGGACTATCGTATAAGGAATAAATGTGACCTTTCCATTCTAATTAGTAAATACCATAGGAAATAACACAGGAATAACACATGAGCGGATTACTTAAAACACAACTACAACTAGGCGATAGTGCAACTGCATCAAACAACTTTGTATTAGATTCCAGTGCAGCTAATGGAACTATGAAATTATCTCGTGGCAACTTCGGGGCCACTACTCAAGATATTGTTACGATTGATTCAACAGGTATAGTTAGCATTCTTAATAAGTTAGTAGTCCCCAACGCTACGGCCGCAAATCAAGCAGTGAATTTGGGGCAGTTACTTACTCCAATTGGCGGGTGCTCCACAGTTGGGGGTAATAACACTACCGTTACAGCAACCGTTAGCTTTACTGCCCCTGGGCCAGGAATGTTAATTGCAATTGGAAGTAAAAATATATCTTCCCAAGAAAGCTCGGGGCACGTAAGTGCTTTATATATAAACGGAGTGCAGCAAATGGCTGATAGCACATTATTGCCCACAACTCATATGGGATTTGCCCTTACATCTGGTGGCGCGGTTAATGCGCAATACACGGCGGCAGCATCAGTTTCATTTTCTTGCAACGTAGCTCTTTACTGGATACCTACCGTATGATTACTAAATATATTACTTTTGATTCAAATGGCAATCCGACTGGCGTAGGCAATGCGCTTGATGGAACGCTTATTCCCAATGCAATTGCTTGCACAGATGCGCAGGCAGAAAATTGGCAAGGTTACACAAATGTTGAAGGCGTATTAACGGAAAATACTTCTGTGGTTTTAGGTCTTGCTCAAGCTGCTCAAATCGCCACGCTCACTGCCGCCTACCGGCAAGCCATTCAGCAGCCGGTGAGCTACACCAGCAAGGGCGGCGTGACCAAGACGTATCAGGCCGACCAGGGCAGCATCGCAAACCTGCAAGCTATGTTACTTGCTTTTGGTGATACGCAGACCGTTCCGTCTGGCTTCTACTGGGTGTCGGCAGACAACACGCAAGTGCCGTTTGTCTACGCAGACATGCAGGGATTGGCGCAGGTTATTGGCACGCAAGGTGCAACGGCCTTCCAGCACTTGCAGACGCAGAAGACAGCTGTAAATGCTGCAACCACAGTTGCCGCCGTGCAGTCAATAGTATGGTAAAGTATCTGCTGAGAGTTGAATGTTATTCAGCTATTGTAGTAGGCGACTACTCACTCTGTAGCGGATGTTTATCTGAGAAAACGCTTGATTGTTTGGACGAATCCTTAAAACATTGGTATCCAGATTGATGTTGATTTCCATTAGGACGTTAATATACCAATATATATAACATATTATTTTCAAGGTTTATAAATGACAATTTCTTTTAGATCAGGTTCAGCAAATGACGGTATCCTAAGTAATGGTACTGAAGTTTTAACTGCCACAAATTTAAATGTTTCTGTTAACACTGCATTGTCCACAAGCGGAAACATAACAGCAAATGGTGTACTTGTGCCGACTGGTGCAACTATAATAAACAACACCAATGCTGCGAGTGATATAGCATTAGCAGTTGGTCAGGTAGCATATGTTGATGCAACATCTTCGACCTCAGTTCCTCTCCACATAGCAACTTCTGACAATCAAATATATCAAGTATGGATTCAGGCAACGAGTGAGACAGGTGGATCTGCCATACTTGTTTGGTATCCAAATAACATTAATTATGGCAGCGTATTTACTCGGCGAATGATATATGGAGCCGGCTCAGCCACATCCGTTGCGAGTGCAAATTTACCCAACTATCCAGGAATTGGTGGAGGATCATTGTTTGCCGCAACACTCACGGTTAGAACAAACGTTGTTCATAAAGTAATTGAGGGCACGTCAGCCGAAAGTTCAACATCTACTTCCTATCACGGTTATTGCTATGTTTATTGGCAGGACACTACGACTCAATGGACAAGTCTTGGAACAGCATCCTTTCTTGCTGCATGGTCTGGTAGAATTATTATTAAGAGGGTACTGTAATTATGATTTATGCAATTATACACTCATATGTAGATCATGAAGGCAAATCTTGTGAAACACTTGCAACCAGTCTATTGGAACATGATGGATGGTTATCATTTGATGTTCCCAATGAAAAATGGTTGAAGATTGTAGATGACAAGATCGTTGTCAAGTCAGAAGCAGAATATAACGAGCATTTAGATGAAGCGGATAAAAAATCTAAACTCGAAGAAATTTTGAGGAATAGACAAGCAGAATATCCACCAATGACAGATTATCTAGATGCAGTGGTAAAAGGGGACAAAAAAGCAATTCAGGAATACATTAACAAGTGCAAAGCTGTTAAAGCTAAATACCCAAAAGAATAAAAACGTAGAAAGAGAATTGCATGGAACAAAGTATTGAGAAAATTATTCTGAGTGCTATAGATTCTTTAAGAGAAGATGTTAGCGTTCTAAAAGAAAAGGTTGCAATATTGTCAAGTGGGATACAGCATAATGAAACCGATTACAAGAAAATTGAATCAACTATCAAATCACTTGATGATATAATAACACGATTAAAATTTGATGTTGATGAATTACAACATGATCTCACATTACATAAGAATGAAGGCAAGGCTATGATTGAGCAGGTTAAGAAGGATTCATTTCCAAACTCCGATCCTGTAAGTCATAAAACATTCCATGAAATTGAAATGGAAAAACGAAAGGGTGCAGCCACTATAAAGAAAGAAGTTATAGCACATATTCTCAAAGGTGTTTTTTGGGCAATGGTAGTTGGAATCTTTTGGGCAGTGGTGTATTCTGTTAAAGATTGGATGAATAAATGAATATCGCAAACACAACCGGTCGTACTAGAAAAGCTATTTTGTATTTTATTGAATTGTCAGTAGTGGCAATTTCAATTGTATGTATCGCAGCTGCAATCAGAACATTTGGCAATCCAGAACCACCTCTCATATTAAGAGAACCTGCTATAGTAACATCATATCCTGTTGCTGGCACAGGATTCAATCAAGCACATGAAGTTCATATTGTACGTGATATAACATATAATAGTAACACTCCTGTTCTTCTTACTACAGAGTTGATTAATAAAGACGAGGGATATACCATTGACCTACAAGATACAAAAATAACAGCAGAACGTTTTGGTACATTCAAAACTCATAAACTGTACTTTGTTAGTCATCTTGTTGATGGTAATTGGTGTATTAAGTCAACTATATACTGGACTCCAACTCTTTCTCTGCGTGAACGTAGTATGACAACCAAGGAATCTTGCTATGTTGTTAATGACGATAATCAACCTTCAATAAATAAAAACATAAAATAAAACATACCAAATAAGGACACTCTTTAATGTCAAGCACAAAAATCAGAAAAGTTAAAGCCCCTGTATTAGATGCTACACTTACATGGTCAGCAAACACACTGACCGTTGTAACAACCACGGCACACAATCTTGTCACAGGTGATTTAGTTGATATAGAAGTTCAAAATTCACCACAGGAACTTATTCAGGTTCCTGTAACTGTTACAAACTCAACAACATTCACTGTATCTGCTTCACCATATTGGACAGATGTATCAGTTCCGACAGCTACTCTTAACGGTAAGGTGACAATTAGTTTCTTCCGTACTGGTCAAACAGGACGATTTGCCTTCACTGCGCCTCGTTCAAGCGGAATTGCTGCCGTTGTTCAATCATTTGTGATAGGTACAGGTGGCGCATCTTATACATTGGATGGCTCGTTGGATGGTGTTCACTGGACAAACATCGCAACAATTACTCATACAACAACAACAGGTGACACACAATCAGCACAAGTTTCACCTGCATGGGCATACTTGTCCATTAACATTACATCAATTGGTGCTGCTACTTCTCTGACGGTTCTGTACTCTGCTTGAATGTCATGAATGACAACCAAATATAATGATGGAGTCGGCACCAACAATACAGCAATAAATGCCGACGGTAACATCGTTGATAGTGACAAAATTAATCAACAACGCCACTTAGTATAGGTGGCGTTTTTAATTTGGAAATTGGTAGTTATACCAATGTTCACCAATAAACAACAAGTTACAACTTTGTAAAATACAGGAGATATGATAATGACTGTCAGCCCTAATATAGCAGCATTTGCAGGTTATATTTCTAATGGCAGTTCAGGTATAGCAGGCACTATCCTGACTGTGGTTTCGGTAACTAGTGGCACAATTGTTCCTGGTATGTTGATTGCAGGAACTGGTATCACAGCAGATACTTACATCGTATCAAATGGTACAGGGACAGGGAACATTGGTACATATAATGTTAATGTATCTCAAGTAGCAGGCACTTCAACTTCACCCATCTCAATCACTTCTAATGGTGTCTTAACAAGCACCAAGAACATTGCAAGGGCTAGACCGAGAATGACCTATGCAACAGCTCGCTCTAAGAGTGGTGTGTCTTAAATAGTCAACTACTGCATGACTAAAGATCGTGCAGATTTACGCTCGGTTAATAAATACTTGGAAAAGGTAAATACAAATGTCAATTTTTATATTCAGCCCAAAAGATCCGCAAGAAACTGTACTATATACATTTGATTTTAGAAATCTTATGCAAGGATCAGAAACTTTGCAAAGTTCAGTATGGTCGATTGCAGTTGTGTCTGGGACTGATCTTAATCCAAATGCAATGTTAACTACGCCTATTCTGACACAAACAACATCTGCCATGCTAATAACCGGTGGAATTTCTGCTGTTACGTATCAAATTACTGTCACTGCAAATACATCGAATGGTCAGGTACTTAAAATGACAGGTCAATTAGAGGTTCTAACTCAATGATTACTTCAAGACAACAATTAGCGGATTATGCACTTCGTCAGTTAGGTGCACCAGTTATTAACATTGAAGTTGATGACTCACAAGTACAGGATTGCATAGAGTTGGCAATTCAGTATTATCACGAATATCATTTTGATGGCATTGAAAGAGACTATTATTCATATATTATTCAAGGAACACAAATTACTGTTGCAGATGGTTCGATATTTTCCAAAGGAGATACCATTCAATCGACAGATGGTTCAACAACGGCACTAATTGCCAGCGTGAATGGAAATGTATTGACAACCAACAAACAAATGGGATTGGTTAAGTTCTCTGTTGGTCAAACTGTTGGCAATAATGCTCGTCCTGGTCTAACTACAACAATTACAGACATCGTTCTGGGTGATCCTGACAATGGATATATCCCCTGTGGTGATCCAATAGTTGGTGTTAAAAAGATTCTTAATATCACAAGTATTCTTGGCTCATCTGACTATATGTTTAACGTACAATATCAAATTATGCTTTCTGAAGTTCAGAATTTGGTTAGCCAAGGCACAGCATATTTCTACGGTGTACAACAATACCTGGGGCATTTGGACTTCATTATGAAGAAGGAAAAGGACTTCAGGTTCAATCGTCGTATGAATCGTTTGTATTTGGATGTTGCCTGGACTAGCGATGTAAAAGTTGGTGATGTTGTAGTTGCAGAAGTATACAAATATCTAGATGATTCTGTGTTTGCTGAAGTGTTAGATGACATTTGGTTGAAGCGTTATACTACATCTCTAATTAAAAAGATGTGGGGAAACAATCTACGCAAATATCAAGGAATGCAACTACCTGGTGGTGTTACATTCAATGGTCAGCAAATTTATGATGAGGCAATTCAGGAAATACAAGCATTGGAAAATGAAGCCATTTATAGTACATCTCCACTCGAATTTGCTGTAGGGTAAAAATGAAAACATTTAAAGCATTTAGACAACAACTGATAGAGCATGTTGATGACGATAAGTATGTTTCATTCTCTGGGGACATTCTTATCTTGGGTTATGGAAGTGTGGGCCAGGCAATTCTGCCTCTCGTATTGCGTCATATAGATGTCAATCCTAAACGCATAACCGTTCTTGAAAAAGATAATCATAAAGAAATATTCGATTCACGACATAAAGATTCTGGAATAACTTATGTACAAAAAGAAGTCACACAACAGAATTATGCAGATGTACTATCAAAGTACGTATCAAGTGGTGGTCTAATTATCAATGTTAGCCTGAACATTGATGCAAAATCTATTCTTGAGTGGTGTTTTAAGAATGATGTACATCAGATAGACACATCATTGGAGAGATGGCCGCATCAACAAGATGAAACTATACCAGATTTAGCAGAACGTACCTTGTACTATACTCATCAAAAAATCAGAGAAATGGCTGCAAAGTACAATGGTGCTGCAACATGTGTAGTGACTCATGGTGCAAACCCAGGCTATGTAACTCATTTGACGAAACGTGCATTGTTACATCTCGCAAAATATCGTGGCGAGAAAATTAAAACTCCAACAACAAGAGATGAATGGGCGAAACTCATGCAATATCTTGGTGTCAAGGTCGTTCATATTGCAGAACGTGATACTCAAGCTGTAGATAAACCAAAAGACCTAAATGAATTTTGCAATACATGGAGCTGCGAAGGATTTTGGGCAGAAGGTCGAGCACCAGCAGAAATGGGTTGGGGTACGCATGAAGATGATGAGCCTGAGAATGGTCAAACCCAAGGTAATGCTGCATATCTACAACAACCGGGTGTTACGGTATTGATGAAGTCTTGGGTACCTAAAGGTGGTCAATATAATGGTTTCTGCATTCAGCATTCGGAAGCCATTACAATTAGCGAATATTTCACAACCAAAGATGGTAAATTCAGACCATCTGTCTACTATGTATATCAACCCACAGATTCAGCAATTGCATCAGTACATGAAATGCGTGGTCGTGAACTTGACCTGCAAGAAAAACAAAGAATTCTAAAAGATGAAATTGTTAAAGGTATTGATGAACTGGGTGTGCTCTTAATTGGTGACACATTTGTATGGTGGCATGGTTCGCAGATGAGCATTGATGAGGCACGAGCATTGATACCCGGTGAAAATGCAACCAGCGTACAAGTTGCAGGATCATTGCTTGGTGCAATTGTTTGGTTAATAAAGAATCCAAATGAAGGCTATGTAGAACCAGAAGCAATACCATTTGAAGAGGTGTTGGCAATCGGTGATAAGTATTGGGAACCATTAGCTAGTGTAGGTTCTAACTGGACACCAAATCAAGATAAGAATAGTCTATTTTATCGTCCATATGATGCTAAAAATCCATGCAGTTTTTCTAACTTCCGTGTGTGGACATAATGACTGCCATCATAAACAAATATTTTGACAGAAGCCCTGGCAATGAACAGAGCCTAGTTAACGCTTTAATCAAAGAGAGCATTCAAGTTCAAGGTAGACAATATTGGTATCTTCCACGCAACTCACAAGTTCGTGACATAATTTTAGGTGAAGATGTTTTGAGTAGTTTCTCGTTGGCAATCCCATTAGAAATGTATATGGTTGATGCACAGGGATTTCAAGGTCAGCGTGAAATGTTTACCAAGTTTGGTTTGCAGATTAACAATTCATATCGACTAGTTGTATCAGTTGATCGTTGGGTCAATGAAGTGCAATCTCAATTTGATGGTTCAATCACTAATGGAGAAGCTTCTTTCACAAAATCAAACTACCTTCGTCCTGGTGAAGGAGATTTGATATACGATCCGCTTACACGCTTTTTAATGGTTATCAAGTTTGTTGACAATGACCAAGAATTTTACACGTTGGGCAAAAACTATGTGTATTACTTGTCATGCGAAGCATTCATGTATCAGAATGAGATGATTAACACTCAAGTACCTGAAATTGACTCATTTAATGAATTAAGTAAAGATATATTGATCTTCCAATTATTGACAGAAGCATTGGAGCCAATTGTTCAGGAAAATGGTGACTTCATTCTTCAAGAACTTGAACAACAACCAACAAGAGATATTGAAGTTGACTACAGTACGCCATCTTCTTCAATAAATACAACAATTAAGAATCCATTTAGTTTATAATGAGTTTATTTAAAAGAAATTATTATTACCATCAAACAACCAAGAGTTTTATCACAGCATTTGGTTCTATCTTCGATGGTATATCAATTGAGAAGCACAATAGTGACGGCACAACTGCACAGGATTATGTCGTTCCGATTGATTATTCACCAAAGAATAAATGGTTGCTCATGCTAAATGAGAGGCCGGATTACACAACAAATCAGGTTCAAATTACCTTACCTCGTATGTCATTTGAAATTATCCAAATGACACCTGCATTACAAAGAAAACATGGATTCAACGGAACATTTAGCATTGGTGCATTGAATGCTGGTGGGAGAACTAAAGTATATAACCCTGTACCATATGATCTCACAGTTAATTTGTATGCACTCACAAAAGATAACAACGATATGTTCCAAATCATCGAACAAATCGTTCCTTATTTCCAACCATCTTTGACAATAAATTTGAACATATTGCCTGAGATGAATATATACAAAGACATTCCTTTAACTTTGATGGGTGTTGATACACAAGATTCATTTACAGGCTCTCCTGATGAACAACGCACAATTATGAGTACGTTTACATTCATCGCACAACTAGAATACTTCGGACCAATTAATAGTCAAGGTAGCATCATTAAAGATGTCAAAGTTAATATCACTGGAGATCAACAAGAAAAATTGGATGTTGCAGTTAATCCATCAACAGCAAATCCAACAGATGCATATACTGTAACTACACAATGGACAAGGAGTTAGTAAGTGAGTAAAGTTCTTTTTATTCTAAAACGTCGTGAAGATTTTAATACAGTAATACATAACCACATAGGTCTTAGCACAGGTTTATACAACTCAGCAAAGTTTGTAAACGATATGTTACCAAACTCGGAATTAGTTGTGGTTGTTGATAACAACGATATTGACAGAGAGGTGACACGTGTAAAACCAACTCATGTAATAATTGAAGCATTGTGGGTTGTTCCACAGAAATTCAATGAACTTCAGAAACATCATCCAGATGTAAAATGGATTGTCCGATTGCATAGTGAAATGCCATTTATGGCCGGTGAAGGAATTGCAATGGATTGGATAGCAGAGTATGCACGCTATCATAATGTGCTAATTGCTTGCAATGCACCGAGAATGATGAAAGAAGTTAAAGTGTATCTTGATGCAATGGGAATAGATGCCAATAGAAAGGTACTATATTTACCAAACTTCTACCCACAGGAATACAAGACAAAACCATTCAACAAGAACAAAGAGCATATTGATATTTGTTGTTTTGGAGCAGTTAGACCATTGAAGAATCACTTGGTACAAGCAATTGCAGCACTCGACTTTGCAAAGAAAAATGGCAAGAAATTACGTTTTCATGTGAATGCGGGTCGAATTGAGATGAAAGGTGAACCGCTAGTCAGCAATCTTAAATCCATGTTTGCTCAATTGTATAATCAAGGACATGAACTCATTAATCATACATGGGTGCCACGTGAGCAGTTTCTGGAATTATGTGCAGAAATGGATATTGGTTTGCAGGTAAGTTTCTCTGAAACATTTAATATAGTTGGTGCAGATTTGATAAGTCAAGGCGTGCCAATTGTGGGTAGTAAAGAAATACCATGGATGAATTATCTATGGTATGCAGAACCAACATCTGGTGAAGATATATGTATGAAGTTGCAAAGCGTATATTCGATGCCGGACGAAAATGTCAGAAGTAATCAAGAGTATCTGGCAAATTATACAAACGAAACCAAGAAAATCTGGTTGGATTATTTTAAGGAGAATTAAATGGAAAGATATAGATTAACGCATCAAATTTGGGACGATGGTCGATTGAAGATGAACTTCTACTTTTTTGAAAGCTTTGAGGCAGTAAGACAATTCATCTATACATTAACAGAAGGCATTGTAAAAGTTTATAACTCTGCAGAGGAGTTAGTGCACGAACATCATGTGAAATCATCACCTTCTGTTGAAACATACGCATAAATCATAATACCCATGCGCAATTAACAGATGACAGATAAATTTAATGATATTTTTGAAATTGATAGAGAATCAGTGCCAGTTATTGAGGTAACTGGCACTGATGGTAAATCTACTGTTATCCCGCCTGAAGCGCCCGGAGTTGAAGAAGATATTGACTTTCAATTTGTTCGCGCAAATCATTATCAATTAGCTGCACAAGCACAAGAAGCAATGATGATTGCAATGCGAGTTGCAAGAGAAAGTGAACAGCCTCGTGCAATTGAAACTTTATCAACACTTCTGAAAACTGCATCTGAAGTGAATAGACAATTGCTATTATTGAGTAAAGATAAAGCAGAAACAAAAACAGCGAAAACAAATAAAAACCAACAACAAACTAACATAGGTACACAGAATGTAGTTGTGGCGAGCAGTTCAGAGTTAAATAAGTTGCTAAGAGGTGATACTCAAAATAACAACACTCACACAAATCTTTACTCAGAATCAAATCCGAAACAATGAACGTTAATATCCCTGACGATGTAATACAATATCTTTCACAATTCACATTCCGTGGCAATTCAAAGTTGCGTCCAGAAGGAACTCGTATTGAATACACAGAAGAAATGATTGATGAACTTAAGAAGTGTATGAATGATCCAATATACTTCATTAAGAATTACATTTATGTTGTTCATCCAGATCGTGGAGTTGTTAAGTTTGACTTGTTTCCATATCAGGAACGCATGATTAATGCTTATCACAATAATAGGCAAGTCATCTTTTTGACAGCTAGGCAACAAGGGAAATGTTTGTCAATAAATACTAATGTAAGGATTAGACAGAAATCATCTGGTCAAATTTTTGAAATTACATTAGGAGATTTTTATGCGTGGCAAAAAACGTTTGAAGGAATTGACTTGTCAGTGTTGCAAGAAGAGCTTCATAGGCTCAACAGCAAAGAAGAAACAAAAGTAATTAATTGAATGGGGTAATAATGTTAAAATTCGCACAATTCTTATATGAATCTACAGAAGATGATGGAGAAATGCATCCATATTTACAATTCTTGACTTCACCACATGGCATTCCAGATGACCCTTCATTACATGAATCTACCATAATCCCTATACATCAAATGCAACCTGCAGGCAAGAATCCATTGCGTGCAGCTAAACAAGCATTCGACCACATTGGAAATGGAAATAATCCTCACACAGGTCAACCAATGCCATCTTATGGTTCTAAAGAATACAAGAAGATGGTTGCTGATGCACATGCTAGATTGAGAGAAAAGCATGGTGTTGATCCAAAGAATTTGTTAGCTGGTAATAAAAAACTGCGAGATTCTACTGGAGAACATATCCTTGATAAGAATGGGAAGCAAGTTTTCTCACAAGGTTTAAGTCTTTCTCCAGCAGACGACAGACATGGAATTAACACTTGCCCTAAGGCATCTGCTGAATGTAAGAATGTATGTTTGGCTCATACAGCAGGTGCTATGGCACGAGCAAAAGCAATACAAGATGCGAAGAAGCGCAAAACAGACGCATTGTTCAAATCTCCTGAAGATATGGCAATTGCTCTACATCACCACATAAACAAGGAAGAACGAGCAGCTGATAAGGACGGCACTTACTCTTATTCTGTTCGTATGAATACAACATCCGATATTCCTCAAACAGTGTATCATGGTTTGCGTAAAGCCCATCCTGATACACAATTCTACGATTATACAAAAGAACACAAACAAGTATTGCATAATCTACAGCATAAAGACGAGCCCGGTCATAAAAATTTGCACTTGACATTTAGTTCAACTGGTGTTCACCATGAAGAATCGAATTGGAATCATTGCCGTGAAGTGTTGAAAGCTGGTGGCAATGTTGCTATGGTATCACGTAGCAAGAATGCCATTAAAGGTAAATCACAGAATTCCGCAAACGAATTGCCACACACAGTCCACGATACCGATACAGGTGAAAAATGGCCTACCTTGGATGGTGATGGACGCTCGCATGATTTGGATGGACATGGTGATGCACGTTTCTTGGATAAACCAGGACATGTTGTAATGTTGCATTTGAAGGGAGTGAATCCAAAGCAGGCAGGAAATTTTGCAGTCCCTCATGGACCTGATAGAATAGCACATGTTTCTGGTAAGAAGACTAAAGATTAAAAGGACAATGGAACATTTATGAGCAGCCAAATTCAAGATGCACCAATCACCACTACGGTGATGTTTATTGCACTGTGCATTATTGCAGGAAAAGCAATTCAACGTGAACAACACGATAGAAAGAATTGAAAATTTACCTCAATGCTGTTTTGCAATACATCATTTGTTTGATAGCTAATGCATACAATTTCTGACTCAGTAGAACGCAAATTTGTTGATTCTATAAAAGTCTCTGATTTTGAAATTGAATCAGAAAATGGATGGGTTGATATAACTCATATTAATGTTACGACAGAATATGATGTGTATCAACTCATCACTACAAATAGTGTAATTGAATGCGCAGATAATCATATTGTTTTTGATAAAAATCACAATGAGATATTCATCAAAGACTTGAAAATTGGTGATAAAATTATAGGTCAATATGGAGATGAATATGTGATATCTGTTATCAAAACCGACAGAAAAGAGCATATGATTGACATCACAGTCAAAGGAAATCATACATTTTATGCTCATGGTTTACTACATCACAATACATCTGTATCAGCTGCATACCTTATTTGGGTTATGCTATTCAATGATAGCAAGACAATTGCAATTCTGGCAAATAAGCAAGCAACAGCGGATGAAATTCTTTCTCGAATGCGTTTGGCATATGAAGAACTGCCTCGTTGGATGCAACAAGGAGTTAAGAACTGGAATAAACGCTCTATAGAACTTGAAAATGGATCAAAGGCATTTTCTTCTGCATCAAGTTCATCCTCAATTCGAGGTAGGTCAATTAGTTATCTCTACCTTGATGAATTTGCATTTGTGCCAAATACACAAGCAGAAGAGTTCTTTACAGCAGTATATCCAACTATTACAGCAGGTAAAGATACCAAAATCTTCATGACTTCAACTCCAAATGGATATAACCATTTCCATAAGTTTTGGGTTGAAGCAGAAAAAACACAACAAGGAGAAAAAGGTGGAAACGGCTTTATCCCTTTGCGTGTACATTGGTATGAAACTCCTGGTCGAGATCAAAAATGGTATGACGAACAAAAATCAATCCTAGGTGAATTAAAAACTGCACAAGAAATTGATGCCGAATTTCTAGGTTCAGGTAAGACCCTTCTAACAGGTGCGACACTTGCAAAATTGACATTTGATACACCGTTGAAAACATTTAATGGTCAAGAAAAAGGATTGTTGATTTATGCATATCCGGAGCAAGATCATAAATATACTATGACAGTTGATGTAAGTCGTGGACGTCACTTGGATTATTCAGCTTTCACTGTGTTTGATATTACTACATATCCGCACAGGATAGTTGCAACATATCGAAATAATGAAATTCCACCATTGCTATATGCATCTATCGTCCACAAAATAGCAAGAAACTATAATGAAGCATATGTACTTATTGAGATCAATGATGTGGGAGCACAAATTGCTGACACATTGTGGACAGACTTAGAATATGAAGCAATGTTTTGGACTAAATCGGGTGACTTATTGGGTAGAACAGGTGCAGATCCATACCCTGGTATCAGAACAACCAAGAAAACTAAACGAATTGGTTGTGCAAACTTAAAAGACATGATTGACAACAATCAGCTGATAATTAATGACTATCAGATGATTCAAGAATTGAGCACATTTATTCAGAAAGATAGTGGCTCATATGAAGCTGATGAGGGGTTTCATGACGATACTGTAACTACTCTATGGTTACATGCATGGATGGCATCCCAGCCCTGGTTTAAAGATTTAACAGATTCGGATTTACGTTTAAGATTGCATGAAGATCACATTAAATCTATGGAGGATGAATTGTGTATGCCTGTTATCTTAGATGGAAATGAAAATTATCAAGACATAGACGAGCATGGCATAAGACATGTGCCATCATTATTTTGAAGGATTCAAAATGCCATCTTCATCACTAAAACAACATCGCTTGATGCAGGCAGTTGCAAACAATCCTAAATTTGCAAAGAAAGTGGGAATAAAGCAAAGTGTAGGTAAAGAATTTGAAGCTGCCGATAAAGCAGAAGGCAAGTTCCAAAAGAAAGTTTCTGAAACTGTAGTAACTCATGAGCAAGAACCAAAATCTGATTCGGTGCGAACTTTCAAGGATTGGTTTTATGAAAATAAAGACGCTTATTAGTAATGATACACGCGGTAAAATTCATGAATTGCTTACTGCTGCACATCTAAATCGTCTTATTCACGGAGAATTGGCGCATGCAGATCATTTTCGAGATGAGAAAGGGCGTTCTCCGCATGAAGCACATGATGCACTAGTTAAAGATATTTCCGAATCTGACTATCAAACTGCACATTCTCATGCAGTTCAGGCGGCAGAATCAATTTATAATCATATTAATGATCACCATCCTGAATTATTGAATCCAGTTTATCATATTAAAGTGTCATGGACTTCATTAAAATCTGACCATGAAAAATTGACAAGTAAGAAAGATGAAGCTCATGCAGGTGGGGCTGATATTATGCTTTCATCTCATGACAAACATACTGGCATGTTGCATCATGCTGTTGGATATTCATTAAAGATTGCTGATAATAGAATTACATTGGGACAAACAGGATCAACAACAACAGAAAATTTACTAGGTATGAAACCTGGTACACTCACTAAATATGACGAAAATTACAGGAAAGAAGTTGAAGATATTTTAAAGAAATATGGTCATAATGCAAAGTTTATGTCAGAAGCAGAAAAACATGCAGCATTTAAAGCTAGTCGAGATAATATAACCGAATCGAAAATGGCTGATGAAATTCGCAACTCATCATATAAACATGTTGCAAATAAAGTTAAAAAAATTAAAAAACATTTGGAATCGTTGCCAGAAACAGAACAGAAGAATCTTTTAATAAACTTCATTGCACCAAAACATGCGTTTCCGACATATCAAGTTGTAACTAAACCTTCTAAAGGAACAACAACAATTAAAAATGAAAATGAGCGTGTTTCTTTTGTAATTAAGAAAAGCGGTCCATTGAAATTTGAACAATCATCAGGTATGGGTAATAAGTTATACATTAGAAACCATGAAGGCAAAACTTTAAATGTATTTGAAATAAGAAGTAAACGACCAGCAGGACATTCAGAAGTAATTGTGAAGTAAAAGGACATAAATAAAAAATGGCAAAATTTATATCCAAACTAGATGTAGAGTTGATTAATCAACAAGATGCGCAGGGGCGTGGAACTTGGAAAATCAAGTCTACTTTGTTGTACCAATCCGACATTATAAAAGGTCAGATTTCTGTACCAGTTGATTTTGTTACTGACTTTGCATCTGTTCCGAGAATTCCTATTTTCTTTGACTTGTTTGGTGATATTGCATCTGAAGCCGCGGTTGTTCATGATTACCTATATAAAACAGGTATATATTCACGAAAAATATCAGATAAAATTTTGAAAGAGGCTGCAATTGCAACCGGATGCCCAAACTGGCAAGCACTTGGATTGTATATAGGTGTTCGTCTGTTTGGTTGGATTTTTTATAAAGGTTAGTAGAGATTAAATGATTACAGTTAAACAATTATTAGAAGTGTTGAATGATAGAGAAAAGGAGCAAGTTTCTCATTGGGAAAAGGCTTCACCTGAAGTTCGTTCTCATACAGATCATTTTTTTGGAAAAGACAATGATGACGTTTATACTCCGTTGAAAGATACCGTTGACAAATCGGAAGTTCATAAGAAAATTGAAAGTTATTTGGATAAAGATATCCATCCGGATGATTATAAAGAAGGTAAAACGACTGACAAATATGGACGTCCAGTTAGAATTGGGCGGCTTTTAACTAAACATGATTCATTAAAACACGAATTTGAAAATGACTCAACACGGCAAGGTAAAAACGCAAAAGGACTAACCGTAAGAACTACTCGTTCTCCTGAAGGTGTAGCAGGACAGACGTCGCACAATCAATCTTGGGAAAATCAAAGCTGTAAAAATTTTAATACAGGATCAAATAGAAAATATTTGAAAGGCGAAGTGAAACATGGAACAGTTGTGTCGTATCTTCATGATGAAAATGGAAAAGAAATAGCTAGAGCAACACATCAACCTCATATTAATGACCAAGGACATGTTGCATATGCTGTAGACGCTCATTATGGAATAAAGCATGCTGGTTTCAAGAAACATTGTGAAGAAGTTAGCAAGCAGCTATCAGGTGAGCATAAAGGTGGTAGTCTGATGTATAAAAAACATCCTGGTGTCTATGATGATTCTGGTGTCAAAGAAATTTTACATCCAAATGCAACTTCAAAAGACATTTCTAAAGCATTGGACGATAAAGATCCTGTGGTTCGTCTATCAGCAATTAAACACCCAAATGCAACCCTAGAACATATCTCTAAAGCATTGGATGATGAAAATAGAGGTGTTCGCTATGCAGCAATTAAACATCCAAATGCAACCCTAGAACATATCTCTAAAGCATTGGATGATGAAAATAGAGGTGTTCGCCATGCAGCAATTGAACATCCAAATGCAACTGCTGAAAATATTTCTAAGGCATTGAGAGATGAAGATTATCGGGTTCGTTTATCAGCAATTGAACATCCAAAAGCAACCCCAGAACATATTTCTAAAGCATTAGACGATAAAGATTTTCGGGTTCGTTTATCAGCAATCCAACATCCAAAAGCAACTGCTGCACATATATCTAGAGCATTAGACGATAAAGCCCCTGCTGTTCGCTATGCAGCAATTAAACATCCAAATGCAACAAGTGAAAATATTTCTAAGGCATTGGAAGATAAAGAGCCTGCTGTTCGTCTAGCTGCAATTAGACATCCAAGAGCAACGGGTGAACATATATCTAAAGCATTAGGAGATGAAGATTTTTGGGTTCGTAAGACAGCAATTGAACATCCAAAAGCAACAGGTGAACATTTATCTAAAGCATTAGGAGATGAAGATAGAAATGTTCGTTATGCAGCAATTCAACATCCAAGAGCAACGGGTGAACATATATCTAAAGCATTAGGAGATGAAGATTTTTGGGTTCGTAAGACAGCAATTGAACATCCAAATGCAACTGCTGAAAATATTTCTAAGGCATTGAGAGATGAAGATACTCATGTTCATTATGCAGCAAAAAATAGATTAAAGGTACGAGATTAATGTCCATTAAAGTATCACAACTACTAGAGGCAATAGAAAAAAGAGGTGTATTGGTATACGGTCGTATGAATCCACCAACCATGGGACACGCTAAGTTGATTGATACTGCATTGGCGGAGCCTGGCAATAAACGAATCTATGTTTCACATATACAAGATAATAAGAAGAATCCATTAAGTGCAGATGAGAAATTGGAAATTCTGCATAAAATGTACCCAAATCACAAACATTTCTTCCGAAAAGCAAGCAAAGAAGAGCCTACAATTTTCCATGCCGCTGCAAAAATGCATAAAGAAGGTATCAAGCATCTTACAGTCATTGCAGGTGAAGATCGTGTAAAAGAATTTCAAGACAAACTTAATGCATATAATGGAAAATTTGATAAAGATGGAAATGGTTACCATTTCAAGAGCATAACTGTCAAATCAGCAGGTACAAGAGATCCTGATGCAGAAGGTATGACAGGTATATCAGCGACTAAGATGCGTCAAGCTGCACTTAAGGGCGATAAAAAAACATTTCGTGCAGGTCTCCATCACAACATAACTGATAAAGAATCTGATAATTTGATGACCAAAATAAAAGAGCGCATGGGTATTGTATCTGAAGATGATGAACTCCGCAATGATTATATCCTTGGTGATACATTCAAGATTGGTGAATTTGTAACCAACCAAATACACAGTGGTGAAATAATTTTCCGCGGCGCAAATTACGTCACAATTGTATCTGAAGGTAAAGATCATAAATTGTGGATTGATGAAATTCAGTATGTAGATGGTGAATCAAAACGAAATCAAATTTACAAAGAATCATTTATATTCAAAGGATACAAATCAAAGAATCTTACACGAGAACTTGCAGAGCAATTTCGCAATATTTCAAAATCGACGGATGACCAATATGCATTGTTGAGTTGTTTAAAAGCATGTGATTATATACTAGGTGTCAATGAACAAATAGTCATTAATAATTTTAGACTCGTTAAAATTCAATTGGAACGAGCTAAACGATATGCAAACAAGTTTTCCATAAATATATCTGAACAATTACAATTAGTTGAAGAGAATTGCTTAAAGTTGGCAATACTTGAGGATTATAAGTTCTCAACAACTGATAAAATGATGATTGCTCGGGTTATTGCTTCTGTATCTGATGTAACGCCATCCGGGAATGATCCATCAGCAATAATAAATAAAGCAATTGTTAATTTGCGAAATTCTCAACTAACCCCTCAAGGATGGGAATTAATTGGTAGAATGTTGCGTGTTGCAACAGATGCAGGAATTAAATGGAACAAAGATAATTTTGCACTATCTATTCAAAAACAAATGGGATTATAATGAATACATCAAAACAACAAACAGAATACAACATTAATGAAAAACATGAAGGTTTCGACAAAGTAGCCAAGGAAACCGGTTCTGCTAAATTGGCAGCATGGATTGGTCAACAAAAATATGGAAAGAAGAAGATGGAAAAAGCTGCACACGCAAATGATGGTGAAGGTCGTCCATTGAAAGATTCTGAAAAGTTGAAGGAAGATACAATTGACGGAACAACATGGAGTTGGAAAGATGAACTTGAAAGAGTACACAGAGAAATTGATCCAAAAAAATCTTCACTATCAGCCAGAGCAGAAAAAGCAATTGCATTGAGAAAACCGAAAAAACATACAGGTTATGTAGCAAATACACCACACGTATCAGGTCGCAAGCATGTTGGTACATATGGTACACGTTATAAAGCAGATGACGAGGAAGAACACAATGTAAGTAAACCGGAAAGGACATTCGATGCTGATGCTCTATCATCTGCATTAAATGTGACTACAAATATGAATCCACATATAACTACAACAAAAATCAAAACAGGTATGTCACGTGCGCAACAAAGAAATCTTCATCTACAAAAATATGCAAGAACAGTAGGTAAAAAACTTTCTGAATTATCTCCAGCTGAAAGACGAGCAGCAATGACAACCTTCCAAGCTGAAAGCATTGTTTATCAAGCATCGAAAGACGATATTGAATATCAAATCGTAAAAGAAGGTTTAGTGTATCGCTTTGAGATTTTAGATGAGGATAACAATGTTATTGCAGAAGGGATTGCTCCAACAGAAAATGGTGCAACTGTTCGTGCGACTCGTTTGATTGAATCAATATGTGATAAAGTTAAGAAGCAAAATAAACAAAAAATAAATGCAATTCAAAGAGAAAAAAATAATCTAGAATTGTCTGAAAGCAAGTTGTCCGAACTTCATGCCAATATACATGCTCTTTTTGACAAACCAAATATTTACGGTGTCAAAATTAATGGTTCTTCAACCCAAACACATTATAACCATAACGGTATCAGAAAGTATATTGTACATAATGTTTCATATCACAAAAAAGATCAACCCTACAAACAAGGATATACGACATATGTACATCATGAAGTGGGATCAACAAACGTGAAAAGGGGATTACCAAAACGTCTTGGTGGTGATCGAATTGTGTCAACTAAGAATGAATAATAAATAAACAAACAATAGTACAATAAAGGAAATTTAATGTATACATTTAAACAATTACTAGAAGATTCTCGTTCTGAAAAAGCTTCACAATCTGACCATATTTCTAGAGCATTAGATGATAAAGATTTTTATGTTCGTTATGCAGCAATTGAACATCCAAATGCAACTGGTGAAAATATTTCTAAAGCATTAGACGATAAAGATTTTCGGATTCGTAAGGCAGCAATTAGACATCCAAAAGCAACTGATGAACATATTTTTAAAGCATTGAGAGATGAAAATCCTGCTGTTCGTGAAGTTGCAATTAGTCATCCAAATGCAACTGGTGAAAATATTTCTAAGGCATTGGAAGATAAAGAGCCTGCTGTTCGTTATGCAGCAATTGAACATCCAAATGCAACTGGTGAAAATATTTCTAAAGCATTAGACGATAAAGATTATCTGGTTCGTTATGCGGCAATCCAACATCCAAAAGCAACTGCTGCACATATATCTAGAGCACTAGACGATAAAGACCCTGATGTTCGCTGGGCAGCAATTAAACATCCAAATGCAACTGCCGAACATATATCTAGAGCATTAGACGATAAAGACCCTGATGTTCGCTGGGCAGCAATTAAACATCCAAATGCAACTGCCGAACATATTTTTAAAGCATTGAGAGATGAAGTCCCTGATGTTCGTGAAGCAGCAAAAAATAGATTAAAGGAGTTAAAATGAGTCAAATAAGTTACACAAAAAAACCAACATGGAATAATGATGGTCTTCGTCCTAACCATGTAAACACAAATATTATACCTACACCAATGGGATGGATGGCTCCAATGCCCGGGACTAATGGTAAAGCAATCACTGGAGCAACATGGTCAGCAAACACAGCAACATTTACGGCAACTAATCATGGATTGGTTAATGGTCAAGATGTGATGGTATATGGTGTAACTCCATCAACATATAATGGTTATTTTTCAGCTGTAACTGTGGTAGATGCTAATACATTCTCCGTTCCATTATCTGTAATTTCATATTCGCCTCTTTCAACTCCAACACTTCCATCCGGTACGCCATCTGCATCTGGTGGCACTGTAGCAGCAGCAACACACTATGCAAAAATTGTTGCAGTGGATGGTAATGGTAATACAACATTGGCAGGTGCGGAAAGTGTCGGTGTAACAACAACAGGTTCAACTTCGAGCATTGCATGGACATGGACTGCGGTTACAGGTGCTATCTCGTATCAAATTTGGGTTGGCACATCAGCCGGTGCTGAAACATCATACTTCACAAGCAGCACAAACTCATATACTCAAACAACATCCGCAGGTACCGCAGGCACAGTTCCAACATCTAATCCAGGCACATATGTTTCAGGTGGTACTGTAGCTAATCGAGGCGAGATTATGTACCCAATTGGTGGATTGGATGTAATAAATACAGACATGCTCACAGTTCCAGTATTCTCTTCAGTGGCATTTACTTATTCAGCATTGTCGCATATGGTCACAGGTGACGTTGCTACTGTAACAATTACAACATCTGAGCCTGTTGCGGTTAATGTTTCTGGCGGTATTCCTTCTGTTACTTTGAATGTGAATACAACACCTCGTCAGATGATATTCAACCCTGCATTATCTTCTGCAACATCATTGGTGTTCCAATACACAATTGTATCTGGCGATGTTGCTACATCAGGTCAGGTTACAACTGGAACTACAATTACACTGAATGGTGGCCAGTTAATTGACTTGGCACCAAATTCAGGTAACAACGCAAGTAATCATGCTCAATCGTTCACATCAGGTACATTTGTAGCTCCATCAACAACAACAATTGCAATTAACTAATGAGTAGGGGAGATTGATTCTCCCCCTTTAATAAAGGATATAAAATGGCAGATAAAAAAATCTCTGAACTAGTATCAGCAACAGTTGTAAATACAACTGACTTCTTCCCATTGGTGCAAGCAGGTACAACACTCAAATTGGATATGAATACCTTTTTGACTAATTTGCCAATTGACATTAAAGTTGTTCAACCTGCTGAAACGCCTGTATCTGGGGCAATTTCAACGGCAGTGAGAGCATCATTAATTTCCAGTGCAACAGGTGCAACAAATTATACATTGGCGGCTGGTAAACATGGATCAAAGAAAATTATTGCATGTAACTCATTGGGTGCATCGGCAACAGCAGTTGTTACTGTCACTGGCGGTACTGGATTCACGACATTGACATTCAATGCAATTGGTCAAGTGGTTACATTGGAAAACATTTCAGGTAATTGGTATGTAGATGGTTTCCATGGTGCAACTATTGCTTAATAGGTAATTTGTCGTGGCTGAGATAAAAATTTCACAACTACCAGAGGCTGCCTCTAGCACACCAACAGATTACTTCATGGTGATTCAAAATGGTGTCAATAAGAAAGTTAGCCTCACTACATTGCTAAAAACACTGAACTCTGGTGATAACATTCAGTTAAATCCAGCACAAAATCCAATAAACATACAGATTAGCTCTGCTAATGCGCCGTATTTGATTTATGTCAATGGTGCTTCAGATTTTGTGGGTGTCAATACCCAGTATCCATTGGCAAGATTTCATGTTATTGGAAATATAAAATTGGGATCATTAGCTGATGATGGTGTTGTTCTTCATTCAGAGGAAGATATTTTATACTCGGAAACTTATGACTTGCCGCAAGGTGTAGGTTGGTTTAAACCTCTAAATGCATCACGTGACGCATCTGTTTTATCAGTGGACACCGGAGTATCTGTTGGTCAATTTGATTTATCTAATGGACAATCAGGTCAATATAAAACACTTTCATTTGCAACAGGTCCAACAGGAAGTAAGGCAACCATTAGAGTTCTTAGTGGTTTGGGTTTCAATAGAATTGATCTAACAAATCCCGGACAAGCAGTAGTTTTGAAATGCGTAAATATCGGTGGATTGCCTAAATGGGTGTGTGTTGGATATTACCTAGCAAACTTATACACAGTATAACCTTGATTATTGATAACTCGAACTTTGTTCAATATGCAATAAAAGCATATGACAATCCACAATGCAAAACAGTTGAGCAGTTTAATGATGATGTGTATAAATTTTCACTCATCAAAAAACTGCTTAAAACTGATAAAAGTGATAGTGAGTTTGTTCAAATGACATTGAATAATATTGTATCACTTTATAATGTATTTGGATATGATGAATGCACAAAAATGTTATTCTTTAAGGTTAGACGTGAACATTGGTTCAAATTGAAAACCTACTTATTATTTTTGAATCATATGCCTGAAAGCATACCAGAATTACAACTAATAAACAGCGATATAAAAATATGTCCAAAGATAGCAAAAGAATTAAGATTGATTTAAAGGAAGATGCAACTGTTGCAGCCAATGCAGCATCACTGGATGCACCTATTGGTATGAAAGAACCAAAGCAACAACTTACATCTAAAACTAATGATTATATTAAGAAGAATGAGCGTGAACAAAAGAAAATGAAACTATCGTTTAAGGATTGGATAAATGTTTAATTTTATGTTTGTTGTGAATTTCATTGGTGATATTTTTAAGAAGCTGGGGATAATTGGCACATTATTCATATTGCTAATTGTATTAACTGCAGTTCAACATCATTTAATTGACAACCGAGATGCAACAATTGCAGCTAGAAACATGACTATCAGCACGCAATTGAAGCTCATTGAAACACAAAATGCGTCTATAAAAGAAGCGAATCGTCAATTCAATATTTTGAAAGATCAGCTCTCAGCCGCAGAATCAAAGAATAAAATCATATCATTGCAATTTGATACACTTCGCCAAAATCTTAACCAAAAACCTATTGCACAAACATGCAAAGGTGCTATGGAAGAAGTTAGAAATGCAGCAAAAGATAATGCAGACAGGTGGAACGCAAAATGAAAAAAATATTAATTGTAGCAATTGCTTTACTATTAAGTGCATGTCAAACAACACCCAAAGTTGTAAAAGTTGAAGTATGGTCACCACCAACTATTAATATGCCAACTAGACCAAAACTTCAAAGTGATGGAAAAGGTACAGACGGAGAAATAGCAAGGAAATTAAGTAACGATTTAACCAACATGGAAGAATATACCTTCAAACTCGAAAATCAATTGAGAGCAATTCGTGTGCAATCTGGTGTGAATAAATCCCAGACACTTGATAATAATAAATAAAAGAAGGTATAGAATTTAAACACTAGGAGAAAAAGAATGTCAGTATTATCACCTGATGTAAATATCAAAGAACAAGATTTCTCTGGTATAGTACCAACAGTTGCAACAACTCAAGCTGCTATTGCTGGTAAATTTAATCAAGGCCCGTTGAACAGTCCTGTATTAGTTTCCAGCGAAGATGACTTGGTTGCAACATTTGGTACACCGGATGATTCAAACTACATGGAATGGCACTGTGCTGCCGAATTTTTGAAGTATTCATCCTCACTATATGTCACACGTGCAGTACCAGCAGGAATTTTGAATGCAACTCAATCAGGCACAGGTTATCTGATTGACAATGCAGATACATTTTATGCATTGACAAGCGCACAAAAACAAACAATCGGTACATTTGCAGCTAAAAACTCTGGCCTATCAGGTAACGATTTAGGAGTTATTATTGTTGATTCACAAGGTTGGTCTGCTTTTGTTCTATGGGCAGGATCAATATCTGCATCAATGCCAAATGGTGTTACATTTGACAAGTATTTCACAACACAACCTGGTACAACTCAATATGTGTCAGGTTTTGCATCGAACCCAACTGATGAGAAATATGATGAAGTTCATGTATTGATATTTGATGCTACTGGAAAAATCACAGGTACACCATATACAGTCCTTGAGACATGGCAGGGATTGTCAAAAGCAGTTGATGCTACTGACTATGCAGGTCAACCTCTATATGCAGTTGACAAGATTAATCAGGCTTCCAAGTATGTTTGGATGTTAACATTCCCAACACCCATGGCAACAAAAACTGCAACAGTTTCTACAGCCTCAGTGTTAAATGGTATTGCTACAATTACCACACTTGCTGCACATAACTTTAACGTTGGTGATACTATTACGATTGCAAGCGTTGTATCTTCAGGGCCAGGTTCATATAATGGTACATTCACAATCACAACTGTACCAACAACCACAACATTCACAGTAAGTAATGCATCATTGCCAGGCACCTATACATCCGGCGGCACTGTCACAATGACAATTTCTGCAAATGCTGAAGATGCCAATGCAGGAATTTATGCAACGGATATTGCACCGTCTGGTTACACATTTGCTCCATTTGATTTTCATTCAGTGAATAATGCGTATTCACTAGAGACTCAATTGGCAGGTGCAGTTGCAGGCACAGCACCACAAGCATCCGACATTATCACTGCATACAGCAAATATGCAAACAAAGACTTAATTGATGTTGGCCATATTATTACAGCGGGTCATCCAATGTCTGTTATTCAATATTGCGCACAAACATTGGCATATGGCAGAGGTGACTCGATGGCATACTCCAGTGTATATAACACTAACCCAGGCACACCAATCAAAGATACAGATGTATCACCTGAACAAGAAGCTGTTTCATGCAAATCTTCATGGAATATTGCAGAACAATATGCACAGTACATGGTTGTCGATTCTGGTTATAAATACATTTATGACAAATATGTTCGCAAGTATCGTTGGATTCCTTTGAATGGTGACATTGCTGGTATTGCAGCACGTTTAGGATTCATTGCAGAAGAATGGTATAGTCCTGGTGGTTTCAACCGTGGTGGATTGAAGAATGTTATTAAATTAGCATTCAATCCAAGTCTACCACAACGTGATGTTATTTACCCTAAAGGTATTAACCCAGTTGTTAATTTCGCTAATCAAGGACCTGTACTTTATGGTGACCGAACAGGTACAACGAAACCAAGCGCATTTGATCGCTACAATGTTCGTCGTTTGTTTATCATTCTTGAAAAATCTATTGCAATTGCAGCTAAATACCAGCTGTTCGAGTTCAATGATGTATTTACAAGAGCACAATTCAGAAACATGGTTGAACCATTCTTGCGTAATATCCAAGGTAAGCGTGGTATTACCGACTTCTTGGTTCGTTGCGATGAAACAAATAACACTGCTCAAGTAATTGATTCTAACCAATTTGTTGGTGAAATTTATATTAAACCAGCACGAAGCATCAATACAATTACATTGACATTTGTTGCAACTCGCTCTGATGTACAGTTCAGTACACTCATCGGTTAATAAGTAAAGGAGAAAATAATGCAGATTAGTGCATTCAAAGCAGCGTTAACAGGAGGTGGAGCTCGTCCGAACCAATTTAGAGTTCGTTTGATGTTCCCTGCTGTTATTTCTGGTGGTACAAATGCAATGCGTGCAGGTGAATTCCTTTGTGAAGGAACTCAGTTACCTGGTTCAATAATCGGCACAGCACAAGCAATGTACAGAGGTCGTCGTGTTCCATTGTATGGTGATCGTCAATTCCAACCATGGACATTTACTGTCATAAATGATGCTGATTTTACAATTCGCAATGCATTTGAAGCATGGATGCATTATGCAAATAATGTTCGTGATAACACCGGTGTTACTAATCCATTATTGTATAGCGTTGATATGGGTGTCGATCATCTTGACCGCAATGATAATGTTATTAAGACATACGAATTCCGTAGTGCATTCCCTGTATACGTTGATCCAATCAATTTGCAGTTTGGGGACAATGATAACCTAGAACGTTTCAATGTGACAATTGAATATGTGAATTGGGATACACCAGATCTTTCCTAATAATTTACAATTATTAACGGTGAATAAAAATGGCATTATTTGATAATTTTAATTTATTTGGATTGCAAATCAAGAAAGCATCCGATGAGAATAAAACCAATTCGGGTGCTTTATCTGTTGGTGTAGCTGACGATGGCTCTGCAATTGCTGTAGCATCTAGTGTATCACTTGGTATTTATCTTGACGTAGACGGACAAATTAAATCAGAAATTCAAGCCATCACAAAGTATCGCGATATGGCATTGTATGTAGAAGTTGATTCTGCAATTCAAGATATTATAAACGAAGCAATTCCTATGGAAACTGATTCAGATTTAGTTTCATTGGATCTTGACGACTTGGAACAACCAGAATCAGTCAAGAAAAAGATTCGAACTGAGTTTGAATCAGTTAAAAAATTGCTTAATTTTGAAGATAAAGCAGCAGACATGTTTCGTCGTTGGTATGTAGATGGTAAATTATACTTCCAAATTATTGTTGATAAAGAGAATATTAAAGACGGTATTAAAGATTTAATTCCACTTGATGCTGTTAAGATAAAAAAAATAAAAGAAATTAAAAAGAAAAGAACTCCTATTACCGGCGCAGAGGTTATTGACCATATAGAAGAATATTTCATCTTTAATGAAAATGGTTTTGTTGCACGTAATACACCAAACCAAGGCACAATTACGAGTCAAGAAGGATCTGTCAATCAAGGTTTGAAGATTTCCCCCGATGCTATAATTTATGTACCATCTGGGTATGTAGATCAGAATACAGGAATGGTTCTTTCATATCTTCACAAAGCAATTAGACCTATTAATCAACTTCGTATGTTGGAAGATGCAACTGTGGTGTATTTCATAGCACGTGCACCTGAACGTCGTGTATTTTATGTCGATGTTGGTAATTTACCAAAGCTAAAAGCTGAACAATATCTAAAAGATATTATGAACCGTTACCGTAATAAAATGGTATATGACGCTCGTACAGGTGACGTTCGTGACGATAAAAAATATATGTCTATGCTTGAAGATTTTTGGATGCCTAGACGTGATGGTGGAAAAGGCACTGAAGTTACTTCATTGCCAGGAGCACAAAATATCACTGGATACTTAGAATCCTTAGACTGGTTCAAGGAAAAAATGTATGAAGCATTGAATGTTCCTAAGAGCCGTTTTCAGAGTGGAGAAGGATTCAACCTAGGACGTTCGTCTGAAATTACTCGTGACGAATTAAAGTTTCAGAAGTTTATAGATAGGCTTCGCAACAAATTCTCTGATGTATTATTGTTGACATTGAAAACTCAACTTTCGTTGAAAGGTATTGTCAATGAAGATGAGTGGGATATCATTAAAGATGATATTAAATTGGTATTCCAAAAAGATAATTACTTTAGTGAATTTAAAGAACAAGACCTATTGACAAGTCGATTGCAACTATTGCAACAAGCTGACGTATATGTTGGCAAATATTACGACTACAATTGGATTATGAAAAATGTATTGAAGTTTACCGATGAAGAAATAAAAGAAATCATTTCATCAATGGATAAAGAAAAAGACAATCCTCGTTGTCTTGGTCAAATGATGCAACAAGCTCAACAGTTTGAGCAACAAGAGCAAATGGAACAGGAACAGGAGCAGGAGCAGGCTGCTCAAAATTCTGCCATCCAAAATGGAAATAATTATAAACCAGATGATTCACCAGATTATGATGCAACATTATATGGTAAAGGTAAATCGTAATCTCATATTAAAGAACAATAAGTTAAATAAATAAATAATCATAAGGAGTTAAAATGACTATTAATGAACAAATGAAGGAAAATATTGCATCACTGATTAGCCAACTACAAGAAGGCGAATTTGATCTTGCAACGACCACAGTACATAACCTCTTGATGGATAAAATCGTTCCACATCTTGAAGAATTACAGATTGAAATTGCAACTGCACATTTTAATGGACAAGATCATATTTTAGAGAATGAACATTCTGGTAATTATGATGACTTATCGGATGAAGCAAAAGAACTTCATTTATATGCCGATAACGATCAAAATCATCACAGAAAAGAACAATATATCATAGCAAATCTACAAAAGAAAATGAATAAAGGTATTTACAATCCTGAACTAGCTCAAAAACTATGGCGTTATCATGCTGATGATGTTCGCAAACAGTACAATAAACAATATAAAACAAACTTTAAACCATCACATAGTAAAGAACATGCCGCGTTCTTGGAAAAATATCACAGAGAGAATTCTCTTAAATGAGGAATCAGATGAAGCTGATTACAGAAACATATGACAATGTTGAGATGATTGTTGAAAATACCAATTCTGGTAAAGCGCATTATATTAGTGGAAGATTCATGCAAGGTGGTCGTAAGGGTATTCGTGAAGATATGAATGCCAATGGTCGCATCTATGAAGAGCATGTATTGGATTCGGCTGCATCTCGTTATATTAATGAATATATATCCAAAGGTCGAGCATTTGGAGAATTGAATCATCCTCCTCGTCCTACAATTGACCCAGAACGTGTTGTAGTAGTTATTAAAGAACTCAACAAAGATGGTTTACATTATAACGGTAAAGCACAAATCGTTGAGCGTTCTCCATTGGGTCAAACAATCATTGGAATCATGGAAGCAGGTGGTGTAATTGGTGTATCTACTCGTGCTCTAGGAACTTTAAAAGAAGAAAATGGTATTAAGTATGTACAACCAGATTTGCGTTTTAGTGCTGTAGATGTTGTTTCGGATCCGTCTGGTCAAGGATGTTTTGTGAATGGCATTTTAGAATCTGTAAACTATGACCTAGCAGAGGATGGGACAATTATTCAATTAGCAGTTGATTACACAAAGAAAAAAATCAACGAAGAAAAAGCAATGAAAGCATTTGCTGAATTGATGTCTAAATTCGGTTCAAGATAATCTATACTGATGGATATGTGAGATTGCGATTTAATAAATAAATGTACTTAAGGAGTTAATAATGGCGAAAGCATTAGAAGAACGAATCAAAGCAATTATGGAGGGTAAAATCCCTCCTGAAACAAAATCAAAAAAATCAACATCAAAAGATTTTGATGATAAACGTGATTCAGCAAAAGTTATTGAAGACGCTGAACAAGAATTGTCTATCGCAGGCAGAGACACTTCAGCAGATGATGATAATACTAAGATTCAAGCTGGCCGCAAAAACAAATTGGAATCAGACAGCAAGACTGTTGCCTTAAAAGTTAAAGCAGATCACCAAGATGACAATGGCGACAATGCTAAGATTCAAAAAGGAGAATCGCAAAAAGAAAAAGGTGGAAAGTTGTCGTCTTCACAATATGAGTCGATGACTGCATTGTTTGATGGCGAAGAATTGACAGAAGAATTCAAGTTAAAAGCTGAAACGATTTTTGAAGCAGCTGTAGCATATGCTGTAGAGCAAAAAGATGCAGAACTTCAAGAAATGTATCAACAAAAACTTGATGAAGCTGTTGAAGAAGCAAAGGGAGAGCTAGTCGAACAGATTGATGGATATCTCAATTATGTAGTTGAGCAGTGGTTACAAGACAATGCTGTTGCCCTTGAGAATGGTATCAAAGTCGAATTGGTCAACTCATTTATGGAAGGTATGAAGTCTGTGTTCCTAGAACACTACATAGATCTTCCAGAAGATAAGATTGATGTTGTTGAAGAACAAGCGGAAGAAATCAAAGAATTGAAAGAAGAACTTCAATCTCTTAAAGAAGAAACTGAGATTATTCTTTCACAAAAGATGGTTATTGAATGTGAAGATGTTTTAGCTAAAGCTGCTAAAGGTCTAACTGCAATTGAAGAAGAAAAATTCCGTTCTTTGGCTGAAAATGTTGAGTTTGATACTATTGAACAATTTGCCGAAAAAGTACAAACAATACGTGAATCATACTTTAAAGGCGATAAATCATCTCAAGCAGTAATTAAGCAACCAGTAACCGAAGATAAATCATCTTCAACTGTGAATGCTGTAGTGGAAGTCCTAAAAAAGGGCAACCTAAAATTTATTAACCGTCACTAAAACGACTAACTGAAAGGAAGTAAAATGGCTGAGTTCTTAACAGAATCACAATTAGAAGAAAAATGGGGACCAGTTCTTGATGAATCTACATCAGGAAAGATCACTGATCCTCACCGCCGTAAGGTAACAGCAGTTGTTATGGAAAACACAGAGCGTGCTCTGTCTGAGCAGCGTTCAATTAATGAAGCTGTGCCAGCATCTAGCACTGCTAACGTAAGCAATTATGATCCAGTATTAATTGGTCTAATTCGTCGTGCGCTTCCAAAACTTATTGCTTTCGAC